AACTGCGGGGCGGTTGAACGCCCTGCAGTGGACCGGCCCGCGCACCGAAGTGGTGACCATAAATGGCGTGCTGTTCCCGCAGGAATTTGGCGGGGCTGGCACATTGGAAGGCGTGCGGCTGGCCGCTAAATCCGGGGTGCCGCTGATGCTGGTGTCCTTGGGCGGCAAGGTCTTTGGCAGTCACGCCATCCAAAAGGTCGATGAAGACCGCGCGTTCCATGACCGCTACGGCACGCCGGGCCGCAATGCTTTCACCATCGAAGTGAAGCGCATCGGGGCCGGGTTCAGCCTGCTGTCGCTGCTGGGGATTTTCTGATGGCCAGTGTTTACGTGACCGCCGCCGGGGATGCGTTGGACCTGATTTGCCTCCGCGAATACGGGGCGCAGGCGGGTGCGGTCGAACGGGTACTCGAGGCGAACCCGCATATCAAAACTGTGGCCCACCGATTGCCGGTGGGCACTGAAATCACCCTGCCCGACATGGTGGTGCAGGATAGGGCTGGCCAGCCATTGAGGTTGTGGGACTGATGACGCATCCGCGCATTCTGGTGACTGTCGATGGCGTGCCCGTTTCGGGTGCGTTCTTTGCCCGGCTTGTCAGCCTGACCATCACCGACCGCGAAGGCATCCGGTCTGATACGCTGGATCTGGTATTCAATGACGCGACCCCGCATTTCCAGTCGCCCCGGCGTGGGGCGGTTGTCACCGTCACCATCCTGAACGGCATCAGCGGCGGGTTTGTCGGGGCCTACATCATCGACCGGGTGGAATTCGCGTGCCTGCCCTACACCATCACGGTCAGGGGGCATTCGGCTGACCTGCGGTCGGAAATGAAGGCGAACAAGACGAAGCATTGGGACAATGCGTCCGTGACGGACATCGTGGAAGAAAAGGCCGGCGACTACGGCCTGCAGCCCAAGATTTCCGATGCGGTGTCGGGCCATGTCTATGAATGGATCGGGCAGCAGGACGAATCCGACCTGAACTTTCTGGAACGTCTGGCGCAGCGCCACGGGGCGCTGTTCACCATCAAGAACGGCACACTTCTTTGGCTGGAGCGCGGCACCGGAAAGACGGCGGACGGTACGGCCATTCCGCCATCGCTGATGTTCGTGCCATCCATCATCGAAGGGTCGTGCCGGGTGTCGGAAACCGATGTGGACCGGTTTGCGAAGGTCAAAGCCTATTGGCAGGACCGCAAGGGCGCGAAGCGGCAGGAAGTCATCGTGGATGCCGACCCTGAAGCAAGCGGCGAACACGTGCTGCGCGACCCGTACAGTTCGAAGGAAGAGGCAACCGCTGCCGCCAAGGCCGCTGCCCGCGAAATGATGCGGGGCCTGATTGAAACCGGGTGTTCGATCGTCGGTCGCCCGGCGCTGATGGCGGGCCAGCCTGTCATCTATGCGGGGGTGCGCCCGCTGGTCGATGGCCGTGAATTCATCCTTGATCGGGTGACGCACACCTTCACGAAATCCGGCGGTCTGCGCACCGCTTTCACAGGCAAATTGAAGGCTGAATAACAGTCAAGGGGGCGGGCTTGCTGGGCAAAAGTCTTGAGTATTGGGCCGTGGTCATCGGCATGGTTTTCTATGTCGTGAGCCGCGATGCCGAACGGGAACCGCTGGCGCGGCGGGCGGTGAAGACCGTGGCGTCTGCATTCCTGTCCTATGGGTTATCGCCCACGCTGGCCCCGCTGGCGCGGGGGTCCGAAGTTCTTGCGGCGCTGGCCATCATGGCCTTTGCCTTGGTGCTTCTGGATACCATCACCGCGCTGTTCGCGGATCGTGAGTTCGTGAAGGACATGGTGCGGCGGCGTGTTGGCGGGGGGCCGAAGGATGATTAACACCCGCGCGGCATTGCGCCAGAACTTTGCGATGATTGTTCTTCTGCTGACGGTGATGGTCATCAGTGGATTTTCTGCCGCTTGGGACGCTTTGTCCGGCAAGCGGTGGTTCCGCGACATCACGATGCAGACCCCGTTCTATTCGGTGGCCGCTGAAGCCGAACCGGTTGATGGCGGGTGGCTGTGCGGGGCACGATGGTCAAGCGCCGGTGCGAATATCAGGGCCTTCGGGCCTATGTGGTCCGCGCCAATGGTTTGCGCTTGCCTGTCGCGCTGGACGTGTCGCCGGAAACAGATGTTTGGGGCGGTGGATCGCGGCCCCCTTCCGAAATGGCGGAAGTGTGGGGGCCGTGGGTCATTTCCGCGCCGCTCTTTGGTCATGCGGCGGGGTGGGAAATCTTTGCTTTCCACCTGTGCCCAAACGGTCGGGTGCAGGTGAACCTATTCGCGGCTGGCCCGTGGTTGCCAGCGGACTGACCTGATTTTCACAATCGAAGGAGGCGGCAATGGCTGCTGATGCTGTTCAGGCGTCCCTGAACGGGCGCTTCACCTATCGTGCGGACAAAGGCGAAAGCTGGCGCATCATGGGCGGTGACGGGCCTGTGGCGGGCGACTGCGAAGACTATTCGCTGACGCTGGTCTGGCTCTATGAGGGCCGGTCGATGTGGCGTTTCTGGTGGGCGCTGGTCACCTTCAAATACGTGCTTTGGCATTGCCTTTCGCCGGGTGGTGCGGGGCATGCCGTGGTCTGGTGCCGTGGTCGCGGCTGGACCGATAACATCCAGCGCCAGCTGGTGTCGCGCGGCGACCTGAAGGCCAAGGGCTATCGGTTGCGCTTTCCCTACCTGTTCCCGCTGGTCGCGCTGAAGTTCCTGCTGCGGCCATTGCTGCGACGCATCTAACGCGCGGCACTTCCCTGAAAATCCAAACTGAAGCGAGGTGTGACATGCAAGTGTCGGACATCCAGATGCTGCTGGCCGATGTCGGCTGGTACACGGGCGCAATCGACGGCGATGCTGGGCCGAAAACGTGGGCGGCGGTGTCGCGTGCAGAACAGCTGCAGGGCACGAATTACCGCGATGCGCCGTCACGCTGGTCGAAGCGCCGTCGCCTGATTGGTGCCGGTCAGGCCGCGCTGACTGTTCTTGGCCATGAACCCGGCGTCATCGACGGGTACACCGGGCACAATCCCGCTGAAGCCCTGACCGCGTGGCGCAGCGCCAAGGCTGGCGTGTCTGCTGCGGTGGAGCGGTCGCCGGTCACCGGGTTGCGCAGTCATCCGAAGCAAGACGCTTTTCCGCGCCAGCGTGACATGGCCGATTTCTATGGTGAAGCCGGTGGTCCGCAATGCACGGCGGGCAAGGTGGACCTTGCCTATCCCATGGTGATCGCGTGGAACAAGCGGCAGACCATCAAGCGGTTTTCCTGCCACGAAAAGCTGGCGCAGCCGCTGACCGACATCTTCCGCCACGCCTTGCAGCACTATGGTCAGGATGACATCGAGCGGCTGCAGCTGAACGTCTTTGGCGGGTGCTTCAATTTCCGCAAGAAACGTGGCGGCAGCACACTGTCCACCCACGCCTATGGCGCGGCGGTGGACCTGAACCCGGAACAGAATCAGCTTCGCTGGGGTGCTGACCGGGCACAGTTCGCCCGGCGGGAATATGAACCCTTCTGGAACATCGTGATGGCCCATGGCGGCACCCCTGCGGGCTACGCATGGGGCAAAGACTGGATGCACTTCCAATTCGCGAGGCTTTGACATGCTGAAGTTCTTCGGTCGGTTCATCATCGGCGGTCGGTCAGGCAAGCGGGAACAGGCGTGGGCCGTGTTCCTTCTGTGGTGTTTCGCCTTTGCGTGGATGGCGGCAAAGGAAGCCGCTGGCGTGGCCGTGGATGGCACGCAATCTATTCTGTCGCTGGCCTTACCCATGGTCATCGCGAACCTTGCGCTGGCGCACGGTATGGAATGGGTCAGCACCCAAACCGCATGGGGTGACGGGCAATGATGGCGGTGGTTCTTCGATATGGTTGGCGATTTCTGACCAGTCGCATCGGTCTGGCGGTCGTGGTCTGCACCCTTCTGTGGGGCGGGCATGTCTATGACAAGCGCCAAGCGGTCAGTGCGGCCCGCGAAGGGTTTGTGCGCGAATTCGAACTGACTGCCGTTCAGACGGAACTGGACGCTGTGCGCCGCAGGATGGCTGCGGCGGATGAAGCGAACCAAACCTTGCGGGAAAGGGTGCAGGCGGCTGAAGGCGAAGCCCTGCGCTTTGCCGCCGAACTGGAGGCCGCCGGCCGGACGCTGCGGCTGGAGGCTGTCGAGCTCAGCGCGAGCGAGGGGGCGCGCCTCGCCGTCAAGGTCACCGTGGGCGG